CTCTGCTTCATGCCCATGTCCAGACCCGCCCCTACTACCGCAACCCTCTTCATCCTCCAGCAGCCACAATGCCAGCTCGTCTTGCGGGTCAGCGTACAGGTCCAACAGCCAGCCGGTGACGGTGAGGCTGCGGGGGCTATCCATCTCCATCCTGCGCTCCCTGGAGCTGTTCCAGCCGCTCCCGCAGGCGCATCACCTCCTTGTGCTCCTCCAGCAGCATCGCCAGCAGCAGCGTCTCGAACGGCAGGGCATGAGAGGCATAGGCCGCGGCCGCCAGGTGCTGGCGGGCGGCGGCGAACAGGTCATCCAGGACGAGCTGGTCGCTGCGGCGCAGGGCGCGGCGGAAGCGGGAGAAAGACTCCTGTTCCTGCAGGAAAGACTGGGTGATAGATGGAACGGTGCGGCCCATGCGGATACCCAGCGGCTAGAACAGGCGCAGCTGGCCGGGGATGGCGGCGGAGCGTGAGCGGCCGGCCGCCTGGGTCTCGAAACGCCAGATCTGGTCGGAGGCGGCTTCCAGGTGGGGCAGGAACCCGGCGGCGTCAGCGCCGGCAGGCGGCTGGGTGACGCTGACCAGTACGGGGGCGCCTCGCGCCAGGCATTTCAGGTCCTGCAGGCAGCGCTGCAGCACGCGCAGGCGCTCGCCAAGCCGCACATTCTCGTCGGCGAAGGTGGTTAGCAGACCCAGCGCCAGCACCGGCGCGGATTCAGTAGGGGCGGGTCTGCATTTGCCAAACCCGTTGGCCTCAATCGGCGCAGACCCGCCCCTGCATTCAGCGACCTCGGCGAGCAGCGCCTCCATCTGGTAGCAGGTAAAGGCGCGGGCCACGCGGATGCGCTGCAGGGCGGCCTCTACCAGGACGGAGCCGCCGGCAAGGCCATTGGAAAGACCGCGGGCGATGGCGTGCAGGTCGAAACGGTTGCCGCCGTCCAGGATGTGCAGGTAGGGCTGGTGAGATTCTACGCCGGGGCGCCCGGCGGCGGCCAGCGCCAGCCGCACGGCCAGGGCGTCCATCAGCCGGTCCACCGCCGGGCGCGGGGCGATTAACAGGTAGAGCCGGCCGGCCCCCAGGCGCGGTTCGGGGAGCGCCAGGCCGGCGTTTGCGCCGTTGCTGTCAGGCTGGGACCGGCTAGGCGCCGGGTAAAGGTTTCGATCCATTTCGCCTGCTCCTTCATATGACTGACTGCTAACCGCTAATAAATGCGATTGTTGCCCGGCATCTGCCACTCGACCACCTCGCTGGCGGAGAGGGCTTTTTTGGCCATGTCGAGGGCTTTGTAGTAGGCGCGCTCGGCACGATAGGAGTTGACTTCCTGGGTGGCGGCGAGCAGCTTGATGGGGTCGGGGTCCATGCCTTCGCTGCTGGCAAGCTCCTGCCAGGCTTTGTAGCGGACATACAGCGGGATCAGGTGGAGCAAGCGATCGAGGAGGGTGGTCTCGTCGCCGGCGTCCACCAGCTGATTGTGATCGACCTTGGCGGTGTAGGTGATGGTCTCGGCCTCGCCGGGGTTCTTGGAGATGACCAGCTGCGGCGGGTTGGTGCCGGTCGAGTCCTGGGGGTACAGGATGTCGTAATAGCCGGCACGGTTCCAGAAGGTGGCAAGCTGCGATGAGCGGTATTTGAGGTAGCTGGGGGGATCGTCGCCGGTGGGATACTCGACCTTGAGCATGGCGATAAAGGTGACCGGGAGATCGTAAACATGGGCGCCGGCCGTGGTGCTGAGGGTGCTGGTGATGGTGCGCGGGAAGTGGTTGTTGAGATCCCGGATGGCCATGTTAATCCAGGAGTCGACCTGCTGGTCGGTGAAGATGTAAGCCAGGGCGTTGGTGTCGCCGATGAGATCCCGGCTGTCCTGGCGCAAGACAGCTAAAGTGGCGGACATGAGGGTGCTCCTGTGTCAAGTGTAAGCGGTACAAACAGCCGCCGGTGTCAGGCAGCAGGTCATTGCTCGGTGACCACAAAGCAGGATGCGCCGGCGGGGCAGACCACAGCCAGGCCGGTGGTGAAGCGGATGGGGCCTACGTCTTTGAGGTTGAGGATGACCGGGCTGTAGGCTGAGACGAAAAAGGAGAACAGAACGTTGCCGGAGCCGGCGGTGTTGTCGTACATGGTGATCTGCGCCGCGGTGTTGCCGCTGGCAATGAGGGTATGTATGCCGCCGGGGCCGGTGGATACGGTGGTTGTGGCTGCCGGTGGGCAGTAATTGGCGCGATAGGCATAAATACGGGCCATGCTTTCTACTCCTTTGGGGGCTGAGAGGAAGGGCTCCCAGCCCCATACCAGAGGGGAACGACTTGCGAGGGCGCCGGGGTCAGCCCTCGGACCAGGTCAGGACGACGCAGACGTTGGCCATGTGACTGGCATGGTCTGTGATGGTGAGAACGACCACAGTCCCATCTGCGATGTGGGGGAACTGGCCGCCGGCGGTGGCGCCGTCGAAGCCGGCGGGGGTGCTGACCTCGATGGGCGTGCCGCTGACGCCGAAGTTTTCTGCTGCCAGGTAAGCGTCATCATCGCTGGAATGGCCGATCTTCAAGGTGCCGGCGTTGGCGGTGGAGTTACACAGGCTGACGTGGATAAGCTGGGCGTTGTGCCCCAGGGTAAAGGAAACAGTGTGGTTGGCAGCCAGGGTAGGGCCAAGGAAGATGGTTTGAGTGTAAACACGGTCGGACATAATCGGGTTCTCCTGTATCAGATATCAAGTGTCAGGTGCCAGGCGCTCCGTGACACGGCAACACCTGACACTTGGGTACGTCTAGGTGACATTGGCCTTATACATGCCGCGCCAGTCGATGGGGGCGACCGCATAGAAGAAACGGACCTTGACCGGCATGGTGTCATTGGTGAACATCAGGCCGGCGGTGGGGCTGGCCACGCTGAAGACTTCGGGCTGGCGGCCGTAGCGGTAGCCGACGCCAATGGTGGGGTAAAGGCGCGGGTCGCAGACCGCCGCCCAATCGTTGGTGTCGGTCCACAGGTCGACCACGATCACGCGCTGGCGGGCGGCCGCCATGCGGGCGGAGAAGCCTTCGCCTTCGGCATGGATGTTGACCGGAGCGGCTACGCCGTTGGACAGGGCATAGGTATAGTCGAACTCGGTGGCGATGATCTGGATGGCGGTGGCTTCCAGGTCGGGCGGGACCAGCAGGTATTTCGGGACCACCAAACCGCCCAGGCGCTCACCGCTGTTGAGCTCGGCGAACTTGCGCATGGCCAGGCGGGCGGCGTTCCAGGTGGTCATGCTCAACGCGCTGGCGCCCAGGTTGCCGCGGCCGGCTGCGAACAGGGCCGTGCCGTCCGCCAGGTTGGGGCCTGCGCCGGAGGCCTGGGTGAAGATGTAGCTGATCGACTTCGAGAGAGTCAGCCAGGCCGCCTGGGCCAGGGCGCGCGGAGCTCCCCGCAGGCGGCCGGTGTCGTCCTTGTCGATGGCTTCCAGGGTCAGGCCCAGGTAACCACCCTTCTTGACGAACGTGCCGGTTTCCTTGCTGTCGTCCCAGGTGAGCTCGGTGTAGGTGGCGCCTTCGGCCACGGTGGGCAGCTCTCCGACGCCGCCGAGCAGGGTCCACTGGATGTTCTGCAGGCTTTGGAAATCTTCTTCGTTGACGATGGGCGCCCACCACAGCGGGTAGTTTTGGAACTCCTGGGCGACGCGCTTGTTGAGGACGTTGGCGACCATGTTGGCCATGGTGGAGCTGTTGGCGTTGGCGAACTGGACGCGGTCACCCTGGTACATGCCGGACATCTCGTAGTCGCCGGATAGCCTGTGATAGAGCTCGCGGATGCCGGTCAAGGGGGCGATGCCATCGGGCGGGCGGTTGCCGGATAACAGGGCTTCGAGCGCCAGGCCGATGCAGTCCAGGCTGGTGCGCATGTTGGAGATCTGCGCGGAGCGGGGGGCGGTGCCGCCGATCTGGATGACGCTGCCGGCGCTGAGCTCGGCCAAATAGCCGCGCTCGGCTTCGATGGCGTCCTGCAGGTCTTCGAGACGGCCCCATTTCTGAGCGGATAACCGGGCCTGGGAGGGTCCGGGCAGGCCGGAGCCGGCGATGATCTGCGCCGCGGCGGCTTGAGCTGCGGCGCTGGTCCAGGCGTTGATCTGGTCGGCGGCGTTTGCAGCTGGGTTGGGTGCAATGGGTTCGGGCATGGTGATGGTTTCCTTTCGAGTTAGAGAATTTGGGCGATCACCGATCGCCCCTGCAGAATGGGCGGATAAGGCGGCAAGGATGCGCCCGTCGGCGGCCGGCTGGAAGACCAGGTCCACGCTTTCGACGTGGCGGATGTCGGTGATTGGGCGCACGCCGTTTGCCCCTGCCTTACCCCACACGGGGTAGAAGCGGATGGAGAGGCCGATGTCGGCGGGGTGGTCGTCCGCCAACAGGTCGTCGATGATTTGCATGGCCAGGCTGCCGGAGGGAGTGGCGTTGAAGGCGATCTCCCCGACGATCGACTCGGTGGCCAGGTCATAGGTGACGTGCTGCGTCTTGCCGGCCAGTTTCTCCAGGGAGGGGTTGTCAAACCAGCCGGCGTGGTCGATGAACACGGCTTTGTTCTCGAATAGCCCCTTCTTGCAGGCGGATAGCAGGGCTTCGGGGGTGATGGTGATATCGCCCTGTTCCCGATCTGCCAGGAGGACCGGGCCGGCGCGCACAAAGCGAGCCAGGTATGCGGCGCTGGCGCCTGCGGCGCTCGCGCCGGGGCGATGGCCTTCGGTAGTAATAGAGCTAAACAGGGCGGAGGTCAGGAAATTAGGAGTTAGAGAATTAGGTCTCATGTGTCAGGTGCTCCAATTTTGATCTCGTGCGAACGGAGCTCGTTAATCATGGCGTCGATCAGGTCTTCGGCTACGGGGGTTCCGCTGAACTGGAAGAAGGTCCTGAGCATCTGGCGCTGCAGGGTTTCGGGCGAGCTGCTGAGGGTGGTGGCCAGGTTGCAGTAGGCCTGGGATAAATCCCGGGCGCTCTTTGCCAGGACTTCGTTGTCAAAGCGCGAGATGTCGGGTGTTGAGAAGACAAACAGGGTCTTGTAATCTGCGCCAGCGATGCGGGGAGCGGCGCCGATCTCGGCGGCTCGCAGGTAGGCGTGGTAGAGGATGTCCGAGATGACGAACTTGAAATAGCTTTGACGGCGCACCAGGTGGCGTTCGGTGGGTCCGGCCATGGCCTGGGCGGTGGCCAGTGAGATGTCGCCGGCGTCGCCGCGCCAGTGGGGCGGGAAGCCGGAGCCGGCATCGATCATGGCGCGCACGGCCTGCATGTCGTGGCGGGCGTCGGCGGCGGCCAGGTTGGGGTTGACCGCTTTCCAGCTCTCGGCCTCGTCGTGGACGATAATGCTGCCGCTGTCGGGGGGCTGGCGGTATTGCTCGGCTTTGGCCCGCACGGCTGCGGCAGGAACGGTGACATCCCACAGGAATGACCTGGCTGCCCAATGCAATCGCACACGATCTTCCACCAGGCGTGAGTACCGCAGCAGCCAGGTCAACAGGGTGGTGAGATCACTCTCGCCTAATAAGGCGCCGATCGGGCGGTTGATGGCATAGTGCAGCATGATGGCGTCCGCATAGGGCGCCTCCGGGTGATCGGGAGAGAGCCACATCTTGGGGGCGCCCACCTCCGATCGTAGAGAATACGACCCGGTCTCGTAGTATGCCAGCTCGGTCTCCCAATCATTCTCGGCCGAAACGATCTTTTGAATGCGGTCCTTGGTGATAAAGCGGATGTAGCTGTTGCCATCCTGGGGGTTGCGAAATAACAAGACGAACAGATCTCCGGCGCGGCTGAGCTCGTCGCACATGCTATCGAGCCGGAGGGCCAGCCGGTTCTTGGGGTGGTTCCAGAACTCGCGGATAAAGCGGTTAAGCCGCTGGTTCCTGGAGCTCACGGCGAAGTGATCGCCGACCACGTAGTCCGTGGTGATGGCGATGATGCGCCAGGCGACCGGGTTCTTGCGCCAGGCTTCGAGGGCGTCGGTGTAAATTTGCTGGACGGTGCCGGGGTCGTAGTCGTGTTTCTGCGCCGTGAGGCCGGCCCAGCCGGGGGAGTCATCGACGCGGGAAGAGATGCTTAGAGGTTGAGGGTTGGATTTTGGGCGGAAGAGGGAGAGGAGGGAGGTGAGCATAGGAATTTTGACCGCAGATGGCGGATGGGTACATCCGGACTCAGATTTATGCGGATAAACACGGATGAGCTTAATGTTACTACGGATTCTTAGTACGAAT